AAGGAAAGAGAGGAGCTCCTACCTTTCAAGTTGGCATAGATTTTGCTAATGCAAGTTTCGTGCCAAGTATTACAAGGTAAACTGATATAGTAACAGTTTTCATAAATCAAATTATCTAATAAAATCAATAACTTTTTTTACCAACTTGGTAAAATTCTGACATTTTAACGATAATCAACAAAAAACTATCATTTTTTATCGTGCCATGCGACTGCCACACCCCCGTACCCACGTATGTATCATGTACTCATACACAGATTAGGTATTTTAGGTGTAAACCACAGTGATAACTGTCAATATACTACATTAAAGTACTCTAATAGAAGGGCGGGGTACAACACTTTCTATGTATTTGACATTTAAATAAAAATATGCTATAACCAGCAACAATTATAATGTTAACATTTACAATGTATTATACATATATAATAAAATAACATTTACTATGTAGTAAATCTTATGAGAATCCCACGTAAATATAATTAAACTTGACAATGAGGAAAAAATCCGTACAACTATACTCAGGTATGACATTAGAAAAGTTCTACCGTGCTGTCCGAAATAATAAATTACATAAAATCCATATCCCCCATAGTGATGTCCACTACGTAAAAGCAGCAGTGGAGGCTCATTACAATAGGAAGTTCAGTTTGAAACATGTTGAATGGGCAATGAAAGCCGAAGGGTGGAAAGATGATTAAAGAATGTTTGAGACACTAGTACTCGTATGCCTACTTGGAACTACAGATACATGCCAAGCACTGTCCGATTTGAACGGACCTTACAAAACTAAAGCAGAATGCACAGCAAGAGCTTATGAAATAGCTTATCAACTACCAATACATATGCCAAACTACGTAGCTGTTAAATATAAATGCGTAAAAGCTGAAGAAAATCTAGAGGGAAAGATAAATACAAGTTATGGCAGAGAAAAAGAAGAAACGTAAAGGCAGTTTAAAAGGATTTACCCAAAAAAGTGGGGACATGAGGTCTACCAAAAGTGGTGCTGGTATGACTAAGAAGGGTGTTGCCAAGTATAGAAGGGAAAATCCGGGTAGTAAGCTAAAAACAGCAGTAACAGAGAAGAAACCTACGGGTAAACGAGCAGCAAGACGTAAATCTTTCTGTGCTAGGAGTGCAGGACAGATGAAAAAGTTCCCAAAGGCAGCTAAAAATCCTAATAGTCGTTTAAGACAAGCTAGAAGACGGTGGAGGTGTTAATGACCCTAGTAGAAGCAAGAGAAGTATTAGACAATTCTGAAAAACACAGTAAAGGTATCGTAGAAAGAGCACGAGAAATTGTGCAAGAATCTTTAAAATCCAAATTGGCAAAGGCTAAAGAGGATTTAATTCAAAAACAGACAGGGAGAATGGGAAGAATGGATGCTCAACAAGCAAAAAGCCAAAAAACACAAATGGCATACGGTGGAACAGCTATGGGTAAAAAACACTTTTACGTTGCTGGTGGATCTGTTACACTAAATCCGGGATTGAAGGCACTACGTAAATCTAGTCCCGAAGCATTTGCCAAGATTACTAAAGGCAAAACAGTGAAGATGGGAGATTAATATGTCAGAAGTAGATATTAGGAAGCTATCAAAGTTTCAAACAGATGATGAGTTCCTCAAAATGATGAAGAGGAAGATAAATGCTCTAAAGTTTGAAAAGAATAAAAAAGAAGCTATAGCCAAGTATAATAAAAAGATAGCAAATAACATGAAAGCTAGTTTAAATAAAACCAATCTTCCTAAAGCAAATGTAAATAGCATAATAAAAAAGGTAGACTCTGGTATAGATAAAACAGGCGATATAACTAAGAATTTTAATAAAGCTAAAAGTATAATTAAAAAAGAAATAAAGGGTATAACAACAGCATTACCTAAATTAAAACCTAAATCTTTAACTAAGACTAAAACTAAAGTAAAAGCAACAGCAGCAAACACAAAAGATTATAATAAAACACTAGCTCTGCAAAAGAGACTGATAGCTATGGGTGCTAAGATCACAGCCGATGGTATCATGGGAGCTAAGACAAGAGCTGCTATACAAAAATTCATGAAGAAGAAAAAGACATCAGCTAGTCCTATTATGTCAAAGAAAACTAGTTCCATAAAGACTACCCCATCTAAATTTGGGGGTAGAATATCTATGTCTGCAAGATTAAAAGAAATAGATAATGAGAAGAAGAAAGCCAAAAGTAAAGATACTATGCAAATGGTAAAACGTTTGGCTAAAAGAGCTATAGCTAAAAGAAAATAAGGAGAGGCAAGTGGCAGATAAAGGCAAAAGTCCGAGTGATTACGGTTTAACTAAGAAGCAGGCTGCTGATCTTATTAAGTTACTAGAGAATAAAGCACCTGAAAATGCTAATTACTTTAGAAAACTGTTTAAAATGAAACTAAACAAAGGAGGCACAACTATGCCAATGCACGGAAAGAAAAAATCCAAGATGATGAGTCGTGGTGGAGCAGGAATGAAGAAGAAAACAAAGTACATGTCTAAGGGTGGGGCAGGTATGAAGAAAACTAAATATATGTCTAGGGGTGGTGCAGCAAGACGTAAGTAATGTCTTATCTCATCAGCAACGTACCTCATTTTAAATGCTGGGTACGTAAAGAGTTCACTTGTAATCATATGAATTATCATGGTGAATTTCTCCACGCTATAGCATTTGCAGTAAACACCATACCTGATAGGTCATTGAGTTTCCAAGTTGTATTTACAGGATGTGACGAAGACGAAAATGTACATGGTGGTGCAATGTGGGCAAGAATGCCAATACAAGCATTGGTAGCAGACATACCACTAGATCAGTGGGCAGAACCTATGGAAGATCATTTGTGTCAACCGTGGGATTGTGAATCAAGGCATCATAGCGTAGTGGTCATGGATAGAGTAAGTTCTAGTCCGTGGTTATGTAAAATAGATAATAAGTTTCATACAGCTAAATATTTGTTTACAGTTGACTACACAGAAAACGCTATAGCAGATGACCCTGCACAACATAAGCAATCGCATGTCTTGTATCTGTTAGATGCAGATAAATGGACAGGTAACATAGTCGCATTACCGAACAATAGAGTTAGGGCAACAAGTCCAGCTTTATGGGTTACTGGAGAGGGTGCTCCTGATTTTGCACCATCGCAGTGGCTACATTCAGCAGAAGCTCATGAGTCCTATCTAGATCCTTTCACAACGTTTAACAATTTATACAATGACACAAACAGCAAAAAAAAGAAAAACAAAAAGAAACTATAAGAAAGAGTATCAGAATTACCACGGTAAAGCTGAACAAATAAAGAAGCGAGACAGCAGAAATGCTGCTCGTAATCTTCTGAAGAAGAAGGGGGTAAATGTAAAGGGGAAAGATGTAGCACACAAAAATGGTAACCCTAAAGATAATAGAGTATCTAATCTAACTACTAAAACTGCATCAAAGAACAGATCTTTTAGACGAACCCGTAAGGCTAAAAAAGTAAACCCAATGGCATAACAATGACAGAAAAAGCAAAAAAAGTAGTAAAGAAAGTAGCAGGAAAATTAGAGAAGGCTAGTAAAGCTCATGCAGGTCAAGCTAAATCTCTAGCGGCTTTAGAGTTGAGAAAAGGTGGCTCTGCTAAAAAGAAAACTACAAAGAAGAAGAAGTCTAAGAGTACAGTAAACAAAGCAGGTAATTACACTAAACCTGAATTACGTAAACGTATATTCAACAGAATTAAAGCAGGGGGTAAAGGTGGTGCTCCGGGTCAATGGTCTGCACGTAAAGCACAGATGATGGCTAAAGCATATAAAGCCGCAGGTGGTGGATATAGAAACTAATGGCTAAGAAGAAAGACCCTAAAGTTGGCACAGGTAAAAAACCCAAAGGGTCGGATAGACGTTTATATACTGACGAAAACCCTAAAGACACAGTTAGAATTAAATTTGCTACTGCAAAAGATGCTAGAGAAACAGTCACAAAAGTTAGAAAAGTTAATAAACCTTATGCACGAAAGATACAAATCCTAACAGTTATGGAGCAACGTGCAAAGGTTATGGGCAAGACAGAAGTTGTCAAAATAGCAAAAGCAGCTAAAGAAAGTTTAAAGAAAGCACATGAACGAAAAAAGAAAAAATAGATGTGAAACTTGTGAATGCTACGATTGCGATTGTGAAGAGTGCAACTGTGATTGCCACGAAGAAGAGGAGGTACAAGGAGTACCTGTATAATGATTGAGTTTGTGCTTGTGTTTATGATGGGATTAAGAGTAGTAGACCAAACACAAACCTTTGAAGACATAGATAGATGTTTGTACTTCGCAGAGAGATTGCATAAGCAACCTTCAATACCACAGCAGGAAGGACCTAATCTACAGATAACAGCATATTGTAAGCCTAGAAGGAAAAGATAATGTTAGCAGAACTAGCTGCGGCAAATGCCGCTTTCAGTGTAATAAAAAGTTTCGTGTCTAACGGAAAAGAACTTACAGGATGTGCTAAACATATATCAGATTTTGTATTCTCAAAAGAACAACTAGAGAAGAAAGCAAGTAAACAAAAATCTAAAGGTGGTGGTTCTGATTTAGAAGAGTTCATGGCTCTTGAGCAAATAAAAGAAAAAGAAGAAGAACTCAAGAAGATGATGATATATATAGGCAGACCCGGACTGTGGCAAGATTGGCAGGCTTTTCAAGCTGAAGCAAGAAAGTCTAGACGTTACCAAGAGAAGATGAGAGAGAAACGTCAAGCAGAATTAGTAGAATACTTTGGTTATGGAATAGCTTTTATATTTATATTATTCTTTGCAGGATTACTAGCTTGGATTGTTGGTAAATGGACAGGGAAACTTTAACACCTTGCATAGGTGTATGCACATTAGAAGATGATGTATGTATAGGATGCGACAGAACAATAGAAGAGATTAAAGAGGCATATGAAAACAGTATGGCATTAAAAAAATCACAGAGGTCGTTAGTTGCGTGGGGCAAACAAAAATGGAGAACTAAGTCAGGCAAACCTTCTACACAAGGGTCAAAAGCTACTGGTGAACGTTATCTACCTGAGAAAGCGATTAAGGCTCTTAGTGCCAGTGAATACGCCGCCTCTACGGCTGCTAAACGAAAAGCAACTAGAAAAGGTAAACAAGTGGCTAAACAACCCAAAAAGATTGCAAAGAAAACATCAAGATTTCGTAAATACAGCTAAAGTAAAAGAACAGATAAGACTTGCAAGGATGCAGGAGAAAATAAAGAATGATACAAGCACTAATAGGACCACTCGCAAATCTCGCAGGAACGTGGTTTCAAAACAAAGTAGAAAAAACAAAAGCCGATGGTCTCGCTAAAATAGCTGAAGCCAAAGCTAGAGCAACCGTTGCAGAGAAGGTAGCTGCAGGTGAAGTAGAGTGGGAAGGTAAGATGGCAGATGCCACAGTAGATTCGTGGAAAGACGAATTTGCTTTAGTTGTGCTGTTAACCCCTGCGATTTTAGTTTTCATTCCGGGTATGACAGAATATGTGGAACATGGATTTAGTATATTGGCAACTTTACCAGAGTGGTATCAGTACCTCTTATATATCGCAATTAGTGCATCGTTTGGGATTAAGGGTGTCGGACAAGCAGCAAAGATGTTTAAAAAGAAATGACATATAAAGCAAGAATGTATTTGAAATTATCATCATTTATATGTAATATAGGTAATTACTTTTGGAGAAAACACGTAGAGGAAATACGTAAACAACAAACATCTAGGTTAATATAATGAATTTAATGACAATACAAGACGAAATAGCTGAAGACGAAGGAATAAAATATGAGTTGTATCTATGTTCAGAAGGGCATTTGACCGGGGGAATCGGACATTTGATTACTGAATGGGATGCAGAGTATTATGATAAACCTATAGGAACAAAGATTCCAATTGATCAAGTAGATGATTGGTTTGCAAAAGATATCAAAGTGTCTGTGAAAGACTGCGAAGATCTATTTAGCAACTTTAATGATCTACCTGAAGACATACAACATGTATTAATAAATATGTCATTTCAATTAGGGAAGCCTCGTTTATCTAAATTTAAAAAAATGATTGCTGCTGTAGAAAATCTAGATTGGTCAAAGATGGCAGATGAGATGCAAGACAGCACTTGGAGGTGGCAGACACCTAACAGAGCACAGAGATTAATAAAACGTGCTGAAGAACAAATGATTAAGGATATACCAATATGAGCAGAGAACTAACGGATAGACAAAAACTATTTTTAGAAGTTCTGTTTGACAATGCAGGGGGCGATATAGTACAAGCTAAACTACTTGCTGGTTATTCAGAGAAGTCTTCTACAGGGGACATTGTTAATTCATTAAGAAAAGAAATAATGGAAGCAACAGAATCTTATATGGCTAGAAACGCACCAAAGGCTGCTGTGGCTATGGTAAGTGGTGTAGATGACCCTACACAGCTAGGAATAAGAGATAGACTGTCTGCATCAAAAGAATTGCTAGACAGAGTAGGTTTAGTTAAAACTGAGAAAGTACAAGTAGAGGCATCAGGTGGTGTCATGATATTACCACCAAAGAAGCAATAATGCCCCCAAAAATACTAAAACGATTAGTTACACAACTAATGGATAAGGGATACGACAAAGGTGCAGCCTTTGCAATAGCCACTAAGAGTTTGCAGAAGAGTGGTAATTTAAAAGAAGGAACACAGAAGGCAACTAAAAAGGGTAAGAAGCAAGGAAAGAAAACACCTGCACTTAGAGCTAAAGAAAGAGCAGCTAAGATATCTAAAAGAAAGACATCTGAGTATAAGTATAATAAGAAAACAAACACAGTGAAATTAAAAAAGAAGTAATGGACAGAAGTTTAGGCAAGTGGAAGTTACCACAACCAACAGATTTAAAAGACGAAGAGCAGAAAGAGTGGATACAGATACCACGAATAGCGAGAACGATACCGTTTGGCTATAAGTTAAATGAAGAGGATTCTGAATTACTTGATCCAATATCTTATGAGTTAGAAGCAATAGAACTAGCTAGGAAATATGTAAATCAATATTCATATAGGCAAGTTGCTAATTGGCTAACGAAGAAAACAGGTAGAGTTATATCTCATACAGGGTTAAGAAAAAGATTAATACATGAACGACATCGTAAGAACAAAGCTAGAACTCTTAGAAAATGGTCCGAGTATGCCGAGAAAGCAATCCAAAAGGCGAAAGAGATCGAAGAAGGTAGAGTCGGAGCAAGAGCCTAAAACTATTAAGATAGAACGTGTAGAGGAAGTTCCTGTAGAGGAACAGAATATAGTATTCCAACCTAATGAAGGTCCTCAAACAGAGTTCTTAGCATCACCAGAAAGAGAAGTTTTATATGGTGGTAGTGCAGGTGGTGGCAAGTCGTATGCCATGTTAGCAGATCCATTACGTTATATGGGTCATCCACAGTTTAGTGGATTGCTGTTACGACACACGACAGAAGAATTAAGAGAGCTAGTTTGGAAGTCACGAGAATTATATCCTCTTATATACAAAGGGATAAAATGGTCAGAAAGAAAGATGCAATGGGTAGCACCGTCAGGTGCAAGACTATGGATGTCATACCTAGACCGAGATGATGATGTATTAAGATATCAAGGTTTAGCTTTTAGTTGGATAGGCTTTGATGAGTTAACACAATGGGCAACACCATTTTCTTGGAATTACATGAGGTCACGATTACGTTCTACTGCTCCTGATTTACCAGTGTATATGAGAGCAACTACGAACCCCGGAGGTCCGGGACATCAATGGGTTAAGAAGATGTTTATTGACCCAGCACCTTATGGAAAGTCGTTTGATGCCACAAATATTGAGACAGGGAAGGTTCTTAAATATCCCGAAGGACATGACAAAGCAGGTCAGTCATTATTTAAAAGAAGATTCATACCTGCTAGATTATCTGATAATCCATACTTGTCAAGTCAAGGAGACTATGAAGCGATGCTTCTTTCCTTACCTGAACACCAACGTAAGCAGTTGCTTGAAGGTGATTGGGACATTAAAGAAGGTGCTGCTTTTACTGAGTTTAATAGGGATGATCACGTTGTTGAACCTTTTCCAGTTCCACGAAATTGGGTTAAGTTTCGTGCTTGTGATTATGGTTATGGTTCTTATAGTGCTGTGTTGTGGTTTGCTGTTGCTCCAAGTGAACAACTTATTGTATATAGAGAGTTGTATGTTTCTAAAGTCCTTGCCACAGATTTGGCAGATATGATTAACGAGTTAGAAGCAGAAGACGGTAACATAAAGTATGGTGTATTAGATAGCTCGTTATGGCACAAACGTGGAGATACTGGACCTTCACTAGCAGAGCAGATGATACAAAGAGGGTGTAGATGGAGACCTTCAGACAGAAGTAGAGGCAGTCGTGTTTCGGGAAAGAACGAGATACATAGAAGATTACAAATAGATGAATCAACAGAAGAGCCAAGATTAGTGTTTTTTAATACATGTACAGACTCAATTTCACAACTACCTGCTATACCTTTGGATAAGAAGAATCCAGAAGATGTTGATACAAGAGCAGAAGATCATATCTATGATGCGTTAAGATATGGTGTAATGACTAGACCTAGATTTAGCATATTTGATTATGACCCTATGGGTAGACCTTCTCAAGGTATGCCTATAGCCGATGCAACGTTTGGATATTAATATGGCAGAAGAAGATATTCCTGTAGAAATAGAATCAGTATCACTAGAAGATACAGATGATTCTACATTAGCAGATGCAGGTGCTAATAATATAATACCATATATCATGGATAAGTATTATAGAGCAGATGACTATCGTGAACAAGATGAGCAGAGATGGCTACGAGCATATAGAAACTACAGAGGATTATATGGTTCTGATGTACAGTTTACAGAAGCAGAGAAATCTAGAGTATTTATAAAAGTTACGAAAACTAAAACATTAGCCGCATATGGACAGATTGTTGATGTGTTGTTTGCTAATAATAAGTTTCCGTTGAGTGTAGATCCAACGGAGTTACCAGAAGGAGTAGCAAAAGATGTTAGCTTTGATCCGAAAGAACCTGAAGAAGTCCGTGATATGGGCATGGAGTCACCTTACGGTTTCCGTGGCGATGGCATGGAGTTTCCTAAAGGAGCGACTGCAAAGAGCTTACAAGAAAGGCTTGGTCCTCTTGAAGAAAAGTTGCAAAATATTGAAGGTCTCAAAGAAGAAGTAGGTAAAACACCTTCAGCAGTTACATTTAGTCCTGCTATGATAGCTGCTAAATCTATGGAAAAGAAAATCATGGATCAGTTAGATGAGTCAGGAGCTAACAAACATTTAAGAAGCACTGCATTTGAGATGTCTTTATTTGGGACTGGAGTCATGAAAGGACCTTTCGCAGTAGATAAAGAGTATCCTAATTGGGGTGATGATGGTGATTATGATCCAACATTCAAAACAATACCACAGATATCTCATGTGTCTGTGTGGGACTTTTATCCTGATCCTGATTCTACAAACATGGATGATGCTCAATATGTAATTGAAAGACATAAGATGTCACGTTCACAATTACGTTCACTTAAAAAGAGACCTCACTTTAGAGAGCAAGTCATAGAAGAGGCTATAGAGGCAGGAGAAAACTATACTAAGAAGTCATGGGAAGATGATCTAGCAGATTATGCATCTGAACACGAAATAGAAAGATATGAAGTTATAGAATATTGGGGTAACTGCGATGTCGATATGTTGATAGAACAAGGCATTGAGATACCTAAAGAATTAAAAGCCTTAGATGAAATACAAATAAATGCTTGGGTATGTAATGGTAAATTATTAAGAATGGTTATTAATCCATTTAAACCTGCTAGAATACCATACATGGCAGCACCATATGAATTAAACCCATACTCTTTCTTTGGTGTAGGTGTAGCTGAAAACATGGATGATACACAAACACTTATGAATGGCTTTATGAGAATGGCAGTAGATAATGCTGTGCTATCAGGTAATTTACTTATAGAAGTAGATGAAACTAATTTAGTGCCGGGACAAGACTTATCTGTATATCCGGGAAAGGTATTCAGAAGACAAGGGGGTGCTCCCGGACAAGCATTGTTTGGTACGAAGTTTCCTAATGTTGCAGCAGAGAACTTACAGTTATTTGATAAAGCAAGACAACTAGCAGATGAGAGTACGGGTATGCCATCATTTGCACACGGACAAACAGGTATAACGGGAGTAGGTAGAACTGCTTCGGGTATATCTATGTTGATGAATGCAGCTAGTGGCAGTATTAAAACTGTTATAAAAAATGTAGATGATTATCTTCTAAAACCATTAGGAGAAGGTTTATTTAAGTTTAATATGCAGTTTGACTATGATCCAAAGATTAAAGGTGATCTAGAAGTTAAAGCTAGAGGTACAGAAAGTTTGATGGCAAACGAGGTAAGATCACAAAGACTTATGCAATTCTTACAAGTATCATCTAATCCAGCCCTTGCACCTTTTGCAAAGTTTCAGTATATTATACGTGAGATAGCAAAGGCTATGGATCTAGATCCTGATAAAGTTACTAATAATATGGATGAGGCAGCCGTACAAGCTGAACTCATGAAAGACTTTAGAGCACCTCAACAAGAGCAACCTCAACCACAACCACCTGCAGGTACAGATCCTAGTGATCCAACAGGTTCAGGTGGTGGTACAATAGGTACTGGTATAGCACCTACACCACAAGAACAAGGATTTACAGGAAGGTCACAAGTTGGACAACAACAACCACAAGCAGATACGCAGCCGACTCAAGACGTTGGTGAACAACCCCAAACTAATCAACCACTTCAATGATTATTTGGATCATAAGATAGACGAACAACATAAGATAATGGAACAATCAGATGACGTTATATCTCTACATAGAGCACAAGGATATATAATGGCATTGAAAAGACTAAAGATGTTAAGAGATGAAGTGAATGCAGAATGATCTAAAAGAACAAACTGAAAAAGCATTTAACTTTGATGCGTTTGGTAAGTTTAGAAGTGCTGATGAGATAGCAGAGAAAGCTAAAGCTACAGGTACTGGATTACTAACGGGTACTGTAGCTATACCATCTGATTTAGTTACTATGGCAGAAACAGCAAATACGTTCTTAGCTGATTATGCAAACAATCCTTTAGCAATGTTGATAAAAGATAACTTGCAGAGTTTTGAGAAACAGTATGGTAGAAAAGCATTTGATGAAGGCTTTGAAGAGATAACGGGTATTAAGTCTGATCCTGAAAACACAGATCAGTTAATAGGAGAGATACTTTCACCTACTGGAGCATTCTTAGCTCCTACAAAGTTTTTTGATAAGTTATCAGATGGTGCATCTACCTTATATAACACAATAAAAAATACACTGTCTAAGAGTGATTTTGTAGATTCTAATTTGGTTACAGAAGGAGCTAAACTGTCTGATATAACATCTATTAAATCTCTCCTT